TTGAGGATTGCGGTGTCGTTCGCCACGGAGGTGGTGGGTGACAAGGGGTTGGAGGTGGACCATGCTTGAGCACTTGTGGAACACTCCGGTTCTGCATGAGTCGTCGCCCTTTGGCCCTGAGCAGCTTGCCGAGCTCAGTCGGTTCACGACGGAGCGGTTTGCGAACCACAAGGCAAACCCGCCCAAGCATTCACTTCCCGATGTGCCGGTGAAGTTGCGGACGCAGCTGAACCTGTTCCAGCCTGATCATGAAGCGCTGGCCCCCAAGGTCTGGGGCGACTTCAAGGGCTGGGTCGACAGAATCTATCGGCACTATCTGCAGGAGGCCCACGCGGTGGGCAACGCCAATGAGCTGGCCGTGCTCGCCCGCTGCATTCCGGTCTGCTACCGACAGGGCATGCGAGCACAACCCCACTACCACCACACGGGCGACCATGTGCTGTGCCTGTATCTGGATTGCGGCCAGGGCCGAAGTCCGCCCGAGGACCGTGACTGGACCGTCGGTGACGGTGAATTGCTTCTCCAGGACCCCCGCCCCATGGCGGGGTTTCCTTTTTGGGAAAAGGTTCGCGCCATCGAAACCTATCCGGGCCTGGCCGTCCTCCATCCCGCCCGGGTGTGGCACGAGACCAATCCCTTCAATGCTCCAAGGGGCGAGCGCGTCTTGCTGGTCGTGACGCTGCGCGTCGCGTCCCACAACTACACCGAGCTTTACACCCCGCTGTGAAGCCCTAACCCTGTAAAGCCCTAAAGAAAACCACCATGATCGAAAAAACCATCGAAGTGCTAGGCGACGAGCACGTCTTGCTCACCGTGACGGTGATGGATGGCGAGCGCATTCGCTCGCGCCGCCAGTACCACCTGGCCAAGTTCGCACACCAAAGCGCCGAAGAAGTGTGCCGCCAGGCCTGTCCCGAAGCGTTTGTGGGTGACGACACACAAGCAGGGGGTCAGTGATGGCCCGGTTCATCTTGCATGCGCACAACCGCGCCAATGAGCCGGTAACACTAATCTATGACAACCAAACGAGCGAGTTGCTCGCCGAGGATCTGACGCCCTGGCCGCTGCCCTATGTGGAAAAGACCTGGTCGTCTGGGCACATCGAAGCGATCAGCGTCCACCATCCTGGCCGCAAGGAAGCGCCCAAGGTGCTCAAGATCCAGCTGGGCTTGTCTTGCAACTATTCCTGTGACTATTGCAGCCAGCGCTTTGTGCCGCACGCGCTTGAAACCACTCAGGCCGATGTGCCCACATTCTTGGCCCTGCTCGCCGAAAACCTCACCCAACCCCCGCAGCGCATTGAGTTCTGGGGTGGCGAGCCGCTGGTCTACATCAAGACCTTGCGCCCCTTGGCCGAAGGCTTTCGCAAGCGCTACCCCGCCGCGGCCTTGAGCATCATCACCAACGGCTCCTTGCTCAATCCGGAGGTCAACGCCTGGCTGGACGACATGGACTTTGTTGTGGGGATCAGTCATGACGGCCCGGGTCAGCCCGCCCGGGGTCCAGATCCGCTGGAAGACGAAGCAAGCCGCGCAGGCATCTTGAATCTGTACCAGCGGCTCGCACCGCAAGGGCGTATTTCCTTCAATGCCATGGTGCACAGGACCAACACCAGCCGCGAGGCGATCACCAAGTTCTTCCTGCAGCTCACGGGGGACGCATCCCTTTCCATCGGGGAGGGCGCCTTTGTGGATCCGTACGATGCGGGGGGCCTTGCCAACTCCCTCCAGTCGACAGACGATGCCGTGGCCTATCGGCGTCAATCGCTGGAAGAAATCCGTCGAGGGCGCATCGTTCACATGGACGTGGCCCGCCAGCGGATGCAGGAGTGGGCAGGCAGCTTTTTGGAAAGGCGCCCAGCCCAAGGCCTCGGTCAAAAGTGCGGCATGGACCGGCCAGACCAGCTGGCCGTGGACCTCAAAGGCCAAGTGCTGACCTGCCAAAACGTGAGTTCGGTCTCCGTCGCCCCCAACGGCCAATCCCACCACGTGGGCCACCTTGCCGACCTGGCGGGGGTCGAGCTGAACACGTCAACGCATTGGTCTCATCGCACTGAATGCCCCAACTGCCCGGTGCTCCAAGCCTGCAAGGGCGCTTGTATGTTTCTGGAGGGTCCGCTTTGGCAGGCGGCTTGTGACAACGCCTACTCTGACCACATTCCGTTCTTCGTGGCGGCCATTGAGCACTTGACGGGATGTGCAGTGTTTAGCATCGAGTCTCTGGATGGCGACCTGCCCGAGGATCGAATGGACATCTTTGGCATTGCCTCGCGTCCAGTGCAAAAGACCGCCCGAAAGGTCATCCCCATCGGGGTAATCAACAGGCCTGCCGTAGGGGGTGCAGAAAGCGCTGGAGCTTTCCATGCCTGATGCGTCGCTTTCTGAGGCCATTCGTGAGGCCTATGCCAGCGCGCCCAGTGATGTGGTGATCTTTCACACCCTGGAGTTACGCCACCCGGACTTCGTGGATGAACAAGGAGCTCCCACAGCGATTCGGGTGGTTCGTGATCGGGTCGATCTATTTGCGCATCTGGAAAGCTCAGCGCCACTGCATCCGGGCCAGGAAGTGCGCTTTGTTGCCATGGCCTTTGATCTGAATCTACCGGCGGTCGACAGCATGCCCGTCCCGGAGGTGGAAATCACCCTGGACAACGTGACGCGAGAGGTCATGCGGCACTTGGATGCGGCCGTGCAGTCGCAGCAAATGATCGAGGTGACGTACCGACCGTATCTTTCCAATGACTTATCGAGCCCGCAAATGGATCCGCCGCTGACTTTGGTCTTGAGCTTTGTGGAGGCCAATCCGCTTCGCATCACAGCACGGGCGCGCATGGTGGACATCGGCAACAAGGCCTTTCCGGGTCGGACTTACACCGCCAAAGAGTTTCCTGGGCTGACCCGATGAAGAGAAAACTGATGCGCAACCTGCACCTGGTCAACGAGTACATCGGAAGGCCTTGGGTAGCCGGCGGCAGAGGCCCGCATGAGTTTGACTGCTGGGGCTTGTTTTTGCATGTCCAGCGTGCGTGCTTTTGCAGGGAGTTGCCGGAGATCCCGGTGGATGCCACCAACCTGCGCGCCGTTCTCAAGGGTTTTCAGGCGCATCCAGAGCGTCAGCGCTGGACGCCCGTTGCTCACTCGCACGACCGTGTTGAGGGTGATGCCGTGCTGATGCGTCAGTCTCGCTACCCCGTCCACGTGGGGGTGTGGCTGGGCGCCGATGGCGGCGGGGTGCTCCATTGCATGCAGGGCGCTGGGGTGGTTTTCCAGCGCACAGAGCACTTGGCGCTGCACGGCTGGCAGGTTGAGGGCATTTACCGGTTTAAAGAGGTTCAATGAGCACAGTCGCTACTCAAGACCCTGATCCACTGGTCATTCTGCTGCGTAACCCGTTCGTGCCTGCGGATCGGGAGGTATTCAACGTCCCCGTTAACTCAAGCATTGCTCAGTGGCTCCATGCCCAAGACGCGGCGGTCTGCATGGCAGTGAGCTCACAGCCGACCATTTGCCTCAAGAACGGTCATCCTGTGCTCCGTGCTGACTGGGCGGCGACCCAGATCGAAGGCGCCATCATCTTTGTGGCCTTGCCCCAAGGCGGTGGCGGCGGGGGTGGGAAAAATCCCCTGCGCACCGTGTTGATGATCGCCGTGATGGTGGTGGCGAACGTCTATGGCGGGCCGCTCGCCTCTGCGCTCGGGTTTTCCGGCTCGCTGGGAACCGCTGTGGCCTCCGCGGGCATTGCCTTGGCGGGTTCTGTACTGGTCAACGCATTGGTGCCCCTGCCTACTCCCAATGTGCCCACGGCCGGAAGCTTGAACAGTCCAAGCCCAACTTATTCCCTGCAGGCGCAGGGCAACTATGCGCGCTTGACCCAGCCGATTCCTGTGGTCTATGGCCACCATCTGGTCTTTCCCGACTTTGCCTCTACGCCGTACGCAGAGTATGTCGACCATGACCAGTACCTGCACCAGCTGCATGTGATCGGCATGGGGGACTACGAGGTGCATCAGATCCGGATTGAGGACACGCCGATTGCGTCGTTTGCCGAAATCCAGGCTCAAGTCATTTTGCCGGGTGGCGTCAATACGCTCATCAATCACGACGTGGTGACCGCTCCTGAGGTGGCCGGGCAGGAGTTGATTGCACTGGCCGATGCTGGGGGCGCGCTGGTGGGGCCCTTCACGGTGAACCCGCCGCAGACGCAGGTCAGTCACATTGGCATTGACGTGCTGATGCTCAGAGGCCTGTACTACGCCAACGACGACGGAAGTCTTTCGCCCAAGTCTGTGCAGTGGCGGGTGGAGGTTCGGCTGGTCGATGACGCGGGAGAGGCTGTTTCGGGCTGGTGGGTGCTGGCTGAAGGCGAGCACAGCGCAGCCAGTGGCGAGGCCCAGCGGCTTTCCTACAAGTACGCGGTAACCCCAGGCCGGTACCAGGTGCGGTTGAGCCGACTGGACAGCAAAGATCCGAGCAGCAGAGCCGGGCATGAATTGCGTTGGGGCGAGGTGCGGGGCTACTTGGCTGGAGCTAGCCTTCCCCAGCACATGACCCTGCTGGCGCTGCGCATGAAAGCCACCGACAACCTCTCGCAGCGCTCGAGCCGACTGCTCAACTGCCTGGTCACCCGCAAGTTACCCACCTGGTCTTCGCCATCGGGTTGGTCCAACCCAGTTCCCACGCGTTCCATCGCCTGGGCCTTTGCCGATGCCCTGCGCGCTGAATACGGGGCTGGATTGGCTGACGCTCGCATCGACCTGCAGGCGCTTTACCGTCTAGACCAGCAGTGGGCTGCTCGGGGTGACCACTTTGACGCTGTGTTTGACCAAGGCCTGACCGTTTGGGAGGCCCTGGGCCGAATCGCCCGGTGCGGCCGGG